GCGCATGCTGAGCAGATGTCATCCTCCACCCAGTGGCGTGGGACATCATCCGTCACGCATGCGTTGGCCTGTGTGCAGCCGCACTCCCTGCAGGCGCGATCGTTCTGGTCGCCGAAATCGGTCTGGGCCTCTTCGTCGAGGGCCTCGACGATCTTGTCCATCGCGTAAGGGCATGGACGGCGTGCATGGATCTCGTCATCCCCATCGATGCCGATCTCGAGCGTGCACTCGAACTGGATCGACAATTTGTCTTCGCTGTTGGGGAGGTAGTCCTCGCTGGAGATCTCGCCGGGAAACTCCTCCTGGGACCAATACTGGTACAGCAGCGAAGATCCGCAGATCGGGCAGAAATGGAGGCCCGCCAGCTGATCCGCCTTGCATTCAAGAAGCGTCTTCATGCCGCGTTCCTCGCTACATACTTCTCCTCGAGGCGGGAGCGGTCGGCGCCGACACGCATTGAGGCGACGGTGCGGCCGAGTGCTTCGGCCTCGGCCTTCGTCTTCCTGTCGGCATAGGTCTCGTGCCAGCGCATGACCGCGGCGCGGTTATAGCGTCCGCCTGGTACCGGACGCGGGAGGGCCTCCTCCGCGATCAGCCGGCGCTTGTAGCGCGAGAAGGTCTGCGCCGAGTAGCCGAGGAGATCGGCAACCTCGATCGCCGTCATCCATGGCCTGGGTTCAATCTGAGGGATCATGTTTCGCGTTCTCCCGTGAAAAGCGATTTGCATCGCAGAAGAACGCTAAGCGAAAACGCTTACCAGAGCAAGCGTGATTTGCATATGCGCACATTCTTGCTGATTTCACTATGCACCTCACGGTGCAGAACGTTGCACATTCGTAACGTTACGTTGTTCAAAACGGAGTGACGGCGCGTAGCGTTACGCAGTTCGCTGCGCAGCTTTGCGTCGTAACGTTACCACGTTCAATTGGGAGTGGATCAGCGTAACGTTACGCTGTTAATTGCGACCGACGGGAATGCGACACGCTAGTGTTGGGCTCGGATCGTACCCACGGAGACGCCGGAGATAATCACGCGAACATCGTCAACGTGTTCCGGCCGCCCCGGACCAAGCCGCATCGAGTGCGTGGTGACGAAAGGGGTCTGATACAGCCGAAGCAGATTGTCCGATGTGTTGGCGTTGAAGTCCTTCACTTCGACAAGCACGACATCGCCGGGCTTCGCCCGCGCGCTGCGGTCAATAATGACGATATCCCCGGGCATAACGCCGATACCGTCAAGGGCCGCGCCCTTCATCACCCAAGGCTCAATCCCATTCTTGCCGGAAAGCGCAGCCTGGACGGCGGCCTCGATCCAGCTCGGCCACTCGGTATTGTCTTGCTGAAGGGGAACGGTGTCGGGCTCTGCCATGCCAGGCCTAGAGCCGCCTGGAAGCTGCAGCGGACGAAAGCCCGAGTAGTGCGCGACCTTCTCGATGCTGCCCTGAGTGATGCCGACGCTATTGGATTGGTCGTTCAGGTAGCGGGTCAGCGTAGACGCCGCCATGCCCGAATTGAGGGCAAGCTGAGACGGCGACAGGTTCATGTGCCGCGCAATCGCTCGTAGCCATTCTTTGGTTTCGCGCTGATCCATAGCCATGCGCGAAGGATTAATGTGTGGAAGTGCTAACGCGGTCACAAAAAAGCACCTTGCCAAATAAGCAATTTCGCTTATCCCATTAAGCAAATCAGTTGACAAGGTGATTTGCGATGTTCCCACAGATCGAGGCCAAGCGCGTTGCTGCCGGCATCCTGCAGAAGGATCTCTGCGAGCGGGCGAATGTCCACGAGACGACCTACACGGCACGCAAGAGCAACCGTCGCTCACTCAGTGAGACAACATTGAAGAAGCTTGAACTCGCCCTCGAGGAGTTGATCGACGAGCGACGAGTTGAGCTTGAAAAGATCGGTGGTGCCGCATGAGCCGCATCGCCTGCATCGCCTATAGCTGCGCGATCGACCGCGACCCGGTCCAAAACCGGGCCAATCATCAGGCCATGGTCGACCGGCTCAACGGCCTGATCCGCGACGACGGCTGGCCCGGCGTCGACGTCGTAAGCCTCTATACCCATCACAACGACACCTTCATCGAGATCGAGCCGGGCGACGCAGTGCTGTCGCTCGAGCATCTGCGGGGCGTGAAGGCGGCTGGCGGCCGCCGCCGGCCTCGAGAAGAGCCCGTCTTCGATGGCGACCAGGGGATACTGGTCTAGTCAAAAGTACGCTCAGCCGCCCCAGCAATCGTCTTTCCACCAGCTCAACCACCGGAGAAGTCCAATGAATGTTGCAGCACAGATGAAAACGCATACCGCAGCGATCACGCGCCCCGACAAGGCCGCGCCGATCCTGATCATCGACCGCACGGAGGAAGGGACGGCGCTCGCTCTGCGCGCCGGCACTATCATCACCATCGATGGCGCCGACTTCAATTTCGCGGATCGAGCCGTCGTCACCCTGCCGGATCTCATTCCCGGTGAGGATTACGGCGTCCGGCTCGACGCAGAGGGCAAGCCGTTCGCCAGTCTCCTCGGCCCGGAGAACCCGGTCGAGGCCGGATGGCTTGGTGGTTTCCACTATGCCCTGGGCGGAAACGCCACCGGTCGCGACGGCGGCGATAGTACGCCTGCGATCAATCCTTACTCGCTCTGGGACCTCGGCTTTCGTCCGGCCTGCCCGGATCCGCGCGGCATGACGTGCGTCGAGCTGGGGGCCGGAAATCGTGCCTGGATCGACATCTTCCTCCTCTGCGTCGACCACGGGCGCCACGGTACGAGCCGTTGCGGTGTGACCATCGCCGATGGTCGTTCGCTCCCCCGCCTCAACTATCACGATGCCGCCGCCGTCATGGCCAAGTACGGAAAACGGCTGGCGGCATACGACGAATTCCGCGCCGCCGCCTATGGCGTCAAGGAGCGCTCGTCGGCCGACAGCCATCCCAAGATCACCGGCCTCGATGCCGCCCGCACCAGTGCCTGTGGTCTTATGCAGGCCACCGGCAATCTCTGGATCTGGGGCACCGACGGCGATCTCGACGATCCGGCCCCGTCCATCTTTGGCGGCGGCTGGATCTACGGCGGGAACGCCGGCTCTCGCTACGCGAGCTTGGACTACTGGCCGGAGGTCTCGAACGAGAACATCTCGGCCCGCGGCGCCTGCGACCACTTGGGCGCCTGATACGCTCGCGCGAAAGCGCGGGCGCACCCTCCCTCCATTAAAGGACAACGATCATGACGGCAACCGCCGCAATCAGAAAGCATGATATCATCGTCGAGCGCGCTGATCTCTCCGCGCCGATCCTCTATATCGCCGGCAAGGAAGCTGTAGGCATTCGCGCCGGAACCGTGATCCGGATCGATGGCGCCGCCTATGGCTTCGACGTCGACACGCCGCTCGACCTCGCCGGCACGCTTGTGCCCGGCTACGACTATGGCGTCGGAATTCACGAGGACGGAAGGCCTTTCGCCGCCGTGCTGGCACCGGCCACTTCCATTGGTTTCGTCGCCGGCTTCCATTTCGCGCCGAGCGGCTGCGCGCAAGGCGTCGAGGGCGGCGACGGCATTCCTTCCGTCAATCCGCACTCTGCATGGGATCTCGGCTTCCGTCCGGCCTGCCCGGATCCGCGCGGCATGACGCTCGTCGAACTCGGCGGCGGCAAGCGCATCTGGGCTGACATCTACCTCCTCGGCGTCGACCACCGGAACGGCACGAGCCGCTGCGGCGTGACGATCGCCGACGGCCGCGACCGGCCGGAGCGGCTGGATGGCAACGGGACGTTCTCCCGGCTCGATTACCCGACGGCCGTCGATATCTACGCGCACCACGGCAAGCGCCTGCTCGCCGCCGAGGAGTTCTTCGCGGCTGCTTACGGCGTCAAGGAGCGCTGCTCGCGCGATGACGAGCCGACGAAGACGGGCGCGCTCGACGATCGCGCGGCGCGGTTCGTCAGCCGCTGCGGTCTCTTCGATGCGACCGGCACCATGTGGCAGTGGGGCACGGATGGTCACCCCGACGCCCCCCGTCCGTCCATCTTTGGCGGCAGCTGGATCCGCGGCGGGTACGCCGGCTCTCGCCACGCGGACTTGGTCTGCTGGCCGGAGTTCTCGAACGAGCTCATCTCGGCCCGCGGCGCCTGCGACCACCTGGGCGCCTGAGCGCCCGCGCGAAAGCGCGGGCCTTCCCTTCTGATCCGGACGATCGCCAGCCATGCAACGAAATGAACATGTGAACGCCAGGGATCTGGCGATCGTCGAGAAATACGAGGCCACTGTGAATTACCTCTACCCCATCCTCCAGTCCTTCCCGCGACGCCACGGCGCGCTGCGTGAAAGCATGATCGGGATGCTGATGGACACGGTCGGCCTCCTCTACCAGGCGGCGATGTCGAGGCAGGCATCGCGGCTCTACGTGGCGGACGCTCACCTGGCGACGCTGCGTTTCTGGTTGCGCTTCTCCTGTAGTGAACGGCTCATCTCGCATCATCAGCACCAGGTGGCCCTGCGCCACATCGCCGAGACCGGCGCGATGCTGGGAGCGTGGATCCACAAGGCGAAGAGCAATGGGAGGTCGGGGCAATGACGTTGCTTGGTCCGTCCATCTTTGGCGGCAGCTGGATCAACGGCGAGAACGCCGGCTCTCGCTACGCGAACTTGGACTACTGGCCGGAGAACTCGAACGAGAACATCTCGGCCCGCGGCGCCTGCGACGACCCCTTCCCGGCTCGACGTCGGTCACGGCCGCGTCGGCCATTTTCCACCGGCGCTTTTGCGCCAGGGTGGTCGGCCCAACCTTCCAGCTTCGGCAAATACATTGCGAGGTCCGGCAAAGCGGGGAGTAGCGGCGTGCGCGCCGTCGAAACCCGCGGCCGGCGTCTCGTCGCGAGGAGCCTTATGGCAAAGAAATACCGCAATCTCATCGGCCGAATCACGGCTGACGCAAACATGCGCGAGGCCCTACGGCTCACCGCGCGCGGAAAGCGCCTGACGCCCGGATACCTCGAATTCAAGGAGTATTCGGTTCTTAACCTGCATCTGCTGGCGGCCGCGATGGCCGACGGCTCCTACCGGCAGGGAGAGCCACAGCAATTCTGGATCTATGATCCGAAGGAGCGCCTGATCTCGGCCCTCCCCTTCGACGATCGCATCGCGCAGCAGGCTGTCGCCATCGTCATCGCGCCGATCTTCGACGCCACTCTCCTGCCGCGCTGCTTTGCATGCCGGCCAGGCAAGGGCACCCACGCCGCAGCGATCGCCCTGCAGGCCGACATGCGCCGCCTCCACCAGGACGGCCCGCTCTATGCCCTCAAGACGGACTTCTCGCGCTACTTCTACTCGATCGAGCGCGGCACTCTCTGGCGGCTGATCGATGCGAAGATATCGTGCCGTGCCACGCGGCGTCTCATAGAGGCCATGCTGCCCCGGTCGGGCATAGGCCTTCCCATCGGCAACCTGACCTCGCAGATCTTCGCGAACATCTATGCCGGCGTCGTCGATCGCCACCTGCAGCAGGATCTCGGCGAGCGGTACTGGTATCGCTACATGGACGATATCGTCGTCCTCGGCTGCGATCCCGACCATTTGCGCAAGGTACGGACCTCCATCGAGGAGCTTTCCCGCGAGTGCCTCGGCCTTCGCTTTTCGAAATGGAGCATTCAGCCCGCCAGCCGTGGCGTGAATTTTGTCGGATACCGCATTTGGCCGACGCACAAGCTACTGCGCCGCGACAGCGTGGCAAGGGCCCGCAGGAAGATCAAAGCCTACCGCGCCGCTGGCGCGCACGAGCGGTTGGAGCGGTTCCTTGCCGCATGGACCGGCCATGCCCAATGGGCGGACAGCCGCAATCTTCTCAGAAACCTTGGATTACCGGACCGCCCGGCTCGTGGCGCGGGGCGTTAGACCATCATTCTTATGCCGATTTGTATTGCGTTCGGCCTTACTGACAGGGCTGGAAATGATTTGTATTGCCGACATAGACACCGCGATCGCCGATGCTGGACTGGCCGAAGACGCGGTCCTGCGCGTGGCAAAGATGGCGCCGCGTCACCTCTATATGATCCGTAAGGGCATCCGCCCGCTGCGGCCGCAAACGATCCAGCGTATTCGCCTGGCGATCTCCGAATTGAAGCGCATCCAGAAACTCTCCGACCAGGAGAAGGACACCGACGGAAAGACGCCGTGGCAATCTCGGGCGGCGGCGCAATACCGGTTGTGCATTTCCTTTGTCGCGCATGCGAGCGGCGTGCTGCCGCGCTTCATCCTCGATGCCGATCCCGGCCGCCGGGCGACGGCGGATCCGCAATGGCTGCGCGCCGCCAGGCTGCGCCGGATCGCCCTCTACATCGCCAGCCAATACCTGAACATTCCTCAGGCCGATCTCGCGCGCGCTGCCTCGATGAGCAAGGCGAACGTGTGCAAGGCCCTGCAGGATCTTGAGGAGATCCGCGAAGGCGATCCCGAAATCTCGCGGATCCTCGCGGCCGTGGAAGGAGCTTTCGAGGCATGAACTGGACGGATTATCAGGGCGGCCGGCGGGTTGCTCTCATCAGCGAAAACGAGGATTGGCCGCAGCACTGCTCGGTCTATCCGGTCCTCGGCCGCGTCTACACGATCAAGGCATCGAGGATGGGGGTCTCCGAGAACGGCGAAGAGCTGCTCGGCATTCGCTTCGAGGAATTCGAGAGTTACAGCATCTCGGACTTCCGCCCCCAGGACGGTTACTGGTGGTTTCCGGCAAGAGCTTTTCGTCCGCTCGACGAAGGTAGGCTCGATCAATTCCGCCAGTTGCTAACGCCGGCGCCTAGAGGGAGGGCGCTGGCATGAGCAAGCCCCTCGATCGGCGCAACCATCCCTGCCTGACCTGCCCTCTGCCCGACTGCGACGACAGCTCAAGCCGTTGCCCTTTGCGCAAGGCGCTTTCCGAGGAAAGCACCCTGCGAAAGAAGGGCCTGCCGGTCTCTGATGATCTGAGGCAGCGGCGGTCTATCGCCTACTACGAGATATACCACTGGCCGAAGCTGGAGCGTATGCGCCTGCGGCGGGAGGGCGTTTCCGAATGACCCCGCACAACGATCTTCCCGAAATCAAGCAGGGCCTGAAAGATCGGATCGATGCCGTCTGCCTCCGGCTGTTGCCTGATGGGCGCCGGATGGGGCGGCTTTGGGTCTCCAACAACCCGGTGACCGGCGACTATCGACAGACGCCAGAATTCAAGGTGGCGCTGACACGCGATGTCGGGGCCTGGAAGGACTGGCGCACCGGCGACAAGGGCGACGTGCTCAAGCTCGTGCAGTATCTGACCTGCGGCGGCGACATGACAAGCCGGGACAGTTTTAGGGGCGCCCTGGACTGGTCTCGAGACTTCCTCGGCCTTCGCACCATGAGCCCCCAGCAGCGCCGCCAGATGAGCGATCGCGCGGTCGAGGCTCGCCGGGAGGCGGAGCGCAAGGAGGCCGAGGACCGGATCGGCCGTATGCTCAAGGCCGAGAAGTTGTTCCATCGCGGATACCAGGACGGCGCGTCCAGCACTGCCGAGGCCTATGCCCGTCGGTATTTCGCGGCGCGGGGCATTGCGCTCGAGACCTGGCCAAACCGCGACCTTGCGACCTTCCGCTTTACGGAGACGCAGGAGTTCTGGGCTCGTGCCCAGTTTCGCCACGATAACGGCCGGCGGATCAAGACCGCCGAGGGGCCGCGTTTTCCCTGCATCTATGCCGCCGGCCGCTTGCCGACCGGACAGGTTTCCGCCGTGCACATGACGTTCCTCGATCCCATGGGGCCGCGCAAGCTACCGATCATCGATCCGAAGACGGAAAACTCCAAGGTGATGTGGGGTCCCTGGGATGGCGGCGCGATCATCCGGCTCACCCACGGCCCCGAGGGCGAGCCTCCGGAAACGGCGCTGCAGGCGCATCCCCTGATCATGGGCGAAGGCATCGAGACCACGGCCTCGATGGCACGCACAGCCCCCGAGGCGCGCGCCTGGGCTGCTGGCAGCCTCGCCAACATGCTGCACGCGCCCGTCTGGCTGCCGTGCGTCTCCTCGATCGTGCTGCTGAAAGACCACTTCAAGCACAAGACGACGGAAAAGCAGTTCGACCAGGTCTGCGAGGCGATGGACCGCAGCGGCAAACCGTGGATCGCCGTCGACAGCATCGAGGGCAATGATTTCAACGACCTGATACAGGAGGTTTAGGTGAGCTACGAAGCTTGGGGCGAACCCGACGATAGTCCATTCGAAGCAGCGATCGAGGCCGGCTGGATCGACCCCGACGATCTTTCCAAGGCGATCTCCGATGTCATGGCGGAACGGGACCGACAGGTGAACGCGGAAGGCTTCACCTCAGAACATGACGATCAATACAGCGACGGCCAGCTCGAGCGCGCCGCCGCCTCCTACGCGCTCTTCGACTGCCGGCCGATCGGCCGATGGTTCATTAATGACATCTGGGCTTGGTCCTCGAAGTGGTGGAAGCCGCGTACGCACCGGGAGAACCTGGTGCGTGCCGCTGCTCTTTTGATCGCCGCAATCGAGAAGATCGACCGCGCCGCCGCCATAGAAGTTCCTGGCGGCGCCCTATGAGCGGCGCCGGCCACAATTCAGGGGCGGACGCACATGGCGTAGCCCGAGACCAGCTTCGTGCCTTCATCGAGCGGATCGAGCGGCTCGACGAGGAAGCGAGGGCGCTGAACGACGACCGCAAGGACGTCTATGGCGAGGCCAAAGGCTGCGGCTTCGACGTCAAGATCCTCAAGCGGGTCATTGCGATCCGCCGGCAGGATCGCGACCAGCGCCTCGAGGAGGAAGCCATCCTCGAAACATACATGCAAGCGCTCGGCATGATCGACCTACCACCAGGAGAAGACTGACATGTCCAAGAAGGGAAAGAACCATGAAACGCAAGCTGCAGACGTTGTCGCGGATCCGATCCTGCCGGCAGTTCCGGCGGAACATGATGAACCGGCGTCTGCGGCGCTGGTGGCGGGCGACGGTGGTGATGCCGCTGGCGCAACTGGGGGAGAATACCCGGGCGAACCGCCGGCAGCGACTGGCGAGGCTGACAGCGCTTCCCTGGGAGACGGCGCCGGCGGCACGGACACCGAAACCGAGGGCCAGGCGGAAGAAGGTCTGGCACCGGCGGCATTACACGAGAGCGAAGGGCTGAGCGATGACGCGAGCGAAGGTGCTGGAGAAGGCGAAGGCGACGCTTCAGGCGACCAGCTCGGCGCGATCACCGATACCGATGGACGCGACGATACGGGAGGCCCTGGAGGCGATGGCGGCCAGGGCGATAGTGGCTCTGATGAACATGGGCAGCATCCCGGGTCCGCCACATCCGAGGGGGCGGCTGATCCCGGGACCGCTGGAATTGGCGGCGGCGCCGCTACCCTTGATCCGGCCGCAGGTGACGGCGCGACCGACGGCGACGGACATTCTGGCGCTCGAGCGGCGGCGGCTGTTGGAACGCCGTCAAGCGATGGAGGCGAAGACGCCGGCGGCCCTCGACACAATGACGGAACGGCAGATGGCGGCAAAAATGTACCTGGACAGCATGCAGGGGCCGGTACTGCGGATGGGGCAGTTGATGCCGGAGGCAGCGGATTTGCCGGCGGACCTGCGCAAGATCCAGACGGACATACTCCGAGCGATCGGGATCCCGGAGAGCCTGCAGTCGAGGAATGGACGCTAGATCGGGTCGCGCTCTGCGGGGCCGTCGGCGCGTACCAGGAAGCGCTGATCCATGGCGCCTGGCTCGCTGCGAAAATCCGTGGAACCGACCCGCGCGCGCTGGAGACGTCGGATGCGGTCTATGACGACATGGCGGCTTTCGTGCGCCAGATCGGCGAGCGTGCGACGCCGGATGTCCTTGCGCAGCAGCTCGTGATCAAGAAGCACCGCAAGTCGGCCGAGATCTCGCAGCCGGAGCGGATCGCCCTTGGCGTGTTCTCGAGTGTGCTCCTCGGTCTCGATCGCCACATCGCTCAGGAACGGGAGCGGATTGCCCAGGAGGAAGCGGTGGCAGCACCGCGCCCGCCAGTGCCTACCGAGGAGACAACCATGGAACTCGTCGATGCGCCTATGGCGACATGGGGAGGGCGCGGCTGATGGCTCCTAAACCGAAATGCAGGGGCGCGCTCAATGCGCGCCCCATCATCAATCACAAGGGCGTGAAGATCTTCATGGTCGAGCGCGCGCCTCGTGTGGCGATGCAGTTTTGGTTCTCGCTTTTCCCTGGGGCAACCCGTGAGAACGATGACGAAATGCCCGTGCCTCACATCGATGTGCGCGCGCTGCCTGGGCCTGCGCTCGTGGAAGCCAGGCTTCCCGACACCTCAAGCCCCAGCTGGAACCAGGAGTGGATCGCAGCACTGCTCGCTGAACGGCAGAGCATGATCGAGCGGTTCAAGGTGTGCATCGATGCCGGTGTGGATCTCGCTGCGCTCGCGCGAGCGAACGATGAGGTGCAACTGGCTCGTTCGAAAGTCGAGGCATGGCAGCGACTGCAGTTACCGGATGACGATCTGCCGTTCTAGCGCACGCACGTCGTGCCTCGGTACGGCGGCGATCACCACCGGCAATCCCGCCGGCGGAAACATGAGGAGAAAACGATGCGAAATCTAACCGAGCACAAAGTCAACCCGGCCAACGATAAGCTGACGATCACGGTCACCGACGAACCCGGGGCCGGTGGCGCCAGCCATCTCTACATGATCGAAGGTTTCAACACCGAGAGCAATGCATCGGACCCTTTCACAGCTCGCCACGGGCACCCGGCGCAGCATACGACGATCCTTTTCCAGAATGGCCCGATCAACGAGGCCGGCGTCAACGGCATAACACAGGAAGTCCTGCTTGCCATCGTTGCCGATCGGCTGCGCTCGTTCCAGGGCGGACCTTACGCCTGCAGGGAGAATGCTCTTGCGCTGACGAAGATCGAGGAGGCGATGCACTGGCTGCATAGCCGGACGCTCGCCCGCATGCAGCGTGGCGTCGAGGGAACGCACGCGGCCTGACCCATGCCCGCCGCGCTGGCGACGGCGCGGCGGCGATACCTCTGATGATGCGGGCGGACATGACTGCAAGGAAACCGAAAGTACAAGGCGGCGTGAAAGCCGTCCGCGCGACATTCCTCGATGCCATGCAGGCATTGCAGGAGGTGAAGGGTTTTGACGATCCGGATCCGAACCTGCCGCGCAAGGGGATCAAGCCCGGGCAATGGCCTGGTGCTCCGCATGACAGCATGCCGCCAGATTGCCCGGTGACGGTGCTGGGAAAGAAGGGCGAGACGGTCTACGTGATTGACGCGATCGGCGAAATGCAGGCAGTGACGCGCTGGGATCTGCCGACCCTCGCCCGGCTCTTCGCGCCTCACCTCAATTACCTCATGTGGGCCTGGCCGGCCTTCGGCAAGAGCGAAGGCACCAACGAGGACGGCGAGCCCCTGCCCCCAAAGGTCAAGCGCATCGAGCGCGACAAGGCCGCCATGGCGCTGATCAACGAGGCCGGCCGCAAGGGGCTGTTCGACCCGCAGCAGAACGTGCGCGGCCGCGGCGGATGGAAGGCTCAGGACAAGTTCATCTGGCATTCCGGAAAATACCTGTTTTCCGTCGACGTGAAGACGGACGGCAAGAACAAGGCAATCGACTGGCAGCTAACAGCCGCCAAGCCTGGGGAATATGACGGGTATTTCTACGCCCAGGACGCGGACACCCTTCATCCCTGGCAGTCGCCGATCGGCGTCTATGACAGTCCTGCGCACCAGCTGCTGCAGGATCTCCAGAGCTGGAACTGGGAGCGACCCTACATCGACCCGATCTTCCTGCTCGGCTGGATCGGCTCCTCGCTTCTTGGCGGCGCGCTCGAGGTGCGCCCGATCGTCTTCACGACCGGCGGCGCCGGCGTCGGCAAATCGACGCTGCACAACATCATCCGGGCCTTGTTCGGTAACGTGCTCTACACGACGGCAAACACGACAGCGGCCGGTATCTATCAGAACCTGAAGCAGGACAGCCGGCCAGTGGCCGTCGACGAATTCGAGCGCAAGGCGCATTCCTCGAAGGAGGGGCAGATCGTCGAGCTGGCGCGGCAAAGCTATTCCGGTGCGAAGGGTTATCGCGGCGGTGCCAATGGTGAGGGTACGGAATTCGAGCTGCGCTCGAGCTTCATGTTTTCCGCCATCATGCCGCCGGTGCTGGGCGTCCAGGACCGCACCCGCATGATCATCCTCAACCTGAACGCCCTCGACAAGAAAAAGACGACGACGCAGCCGGTGATATCGGACACGGCCGGCCGGATGATCCTGCGGCAACTCATGGATGGTTTCCATGACTTCTACTGGCACATCCTGCCGAAGTGGCGGCAGATCCTCTCGGATCCGCGCCTGCCCTTCGATGCTCGCGCGATCGACACCTACGGGACCGTGCTGGCCTGCGCCGAGCTGCTCGTCGGTGAAGCAGGCATGATCGACGCCGGCCTGCCGCGGAACGGACTGGCGCAGGCGGGCGAAAGCCAGCTCGACATCGACCACCTCGTCGAGATCCTCGAGCATGCCACAGCGGCCGAGCGTGGCGACCAGGTGCCGAAGTGGCAGGAGGTGATCGAGAAGATCCTTGGCGCGAAGCTCGACAGCTACAAGGGCGGCGACAAGCTGACGGTCGGCGGCGTCATCGAGCAGCTCGAGGCCGGCGGCGAGTGGATGGCGATCGCGGAGGCCCGCGCCCGCCTGGCGCTTATGGGCCTCGGCCTGCGCGATAGGGGCGACCCTGCCGAGGGCTATACGCTTGCCATCCCGATCAACGATGACAACCTCGATCGGCTCTTTGCCGACAGCGACTATCTGCGCGGCGGATGGACGATGGCGCTGAAGCAGGCACCGGAGGGCGTGGTGCTGCGCCAGCCGGACAAGCAAGTGGTGAAGATCAACCGCCTGGCGAAGAAGGTGACGCTGGTGGACCTCAAGGGGTTCGACAAGTGGGTAGGCGAGTGATGGAGATGGTCCGATACTCGCTTGCCTGGCGGCGGCCGGATTTACCTCCTCCTGGCCCTCGCGTGCTCAAGGCGGTACTTGTTCCCCGCGGTGAACGCTGCCCGTCCGAGATCGAGGCACTTTGGAAGCCCGGCGCCGGCTATGCCATCTGCTGGGAGTTGGTG